CTATCGAGGATCGGCGGTCCGGCGCCGGCCAGTCCCGCAATTAGGTGGCGGCAGGTTCTCTGACGCAGGTCGAGTCGCAGCCCATTCCTTGACCTCGCTCGTGAGCCAGCCGACCCGGCGATCCGATATCGAGCGTGGCTTCGGGAACTGCGCCTGTCGCACGAGCTTGTGGATCACGGCTGGCGACAACGAGATTGCGGCAGAGAGCGCGTCGAGGTCGAGGTAGATCGGTTCCATCGCGACGGTCATACGTGCGTCCCTCCTTTGGTCATGGTGTTGCGAACTGTTGTTTCATTGGTTTTCTCGGCCGCCGGGATCGCGCGGCCGAGTTGCATCAATCCCGTTTCCAAGGTGATGCCGGCGGTTGCTGCCCAGGTGCGGGCTTCTTGCGCGGCCTTGTGGCGGGCGAATGAACCGATCTCGTCGGCCATCAGATCCAGCAGCTCGACATCGGCCGCGTGCGAGACCTCGGCGATCAGCGTGCGGATCTCGATGCGAAGGGCATCGAGCCGCGCGAGCCGGCCTTGGCGGGTATCCGCCAAGGCTTTGTTCGTCTGGATAGGTTTGCGCCGCGCGAGCGGCGCCTTCCGTTTCTGGATTGCTTTTGCGGGCGGAAGCCCGCTGCTGTCCGCCTGCATTGACGTCCCGTTGACGCTTACGAGCGCGATAGCCGGGTGCTTCGTCGCGCGTTCCCGCTTGCGCGGCAGCGGACGTGGGGTAGAGGGGGCCGGGCGAGGCATCAGAAGGCTCCCGTAGAGATCGTGTACTTGGTTGCCAACTCAGGCGTCCAGTCCGGATCAGGCATCGTATACAACTTGTCGAGCCATGCGTTGACGGCGGCTGCGGCCTTTGATTTCGCGCGTTCGCCATGACGCATGAGATTGGTCAAGTCGGATACAGCGGCACGGAGCGCCTGACCACGTGTCGGATATATTCCCGGCGTATCCCGAACTGAGGGAAATGGGCCGGCGCAGCCATAGGTCGGCGCAATGTTCATCTCGAAGGAATAGATCCACGCGCCTTCTTCCGGCTGTGCAAGATAAATGCTGGCAGGCACCGCGCTGGAACTGGCGAGCTTCGGGGCGCGGATCTTCTCGCAGTCCGTGAACACACCTTCGTGATTGGGCGAATGGAGAGGGTGTTTTTTCGCCCTGACTACAGGGTCGAGCAGTTCCTCTAAGCCCTGTAATGAGCGATGTACGCCCTCGATCGTGCCGGGCGATAGTTGGCCAAAGCCAGGATCATGCAGCACTGCTTGCAGCGCGAGCAAAAGTTGCTTTGCCTTGTGCTCGCTAATCTTGGTGGGCGTGCTTGATCGCGCAGGGGCTTGCTCCGGCATCGGCGATTGCTTATGCCGTTGATTGGGGAGGGGCGCGGCGAGCTGTTGGGTGTCTGCCGATGCGTCGAGGTGTTTCTTCGTCACGCGGACCTTGCCGGACTCCGCTGCCTTTGCCACACCCTTCTGCAGTCGATCGAGCGCTTTGTCGGCCCCGTGTTCGCGAATTTGCTCGATTGCCAGCGTGCCGGCGACGGCTCCATCGCGAACCATCTGATGCAGTTCAACCGGCGCGCGTTCGAGCAAGCCGACGTCGCGGACGGTTTGGTCCGTGACGTTCAAGCGCTTGCAGATCGCCGCGAGCGTCATGCCGTGAATGTCCCGCAACTCGGCGATGACGCCCGCCAGTTCGAGCGGCGACGAGCGCTTGCTGTCGTTGCTGAGATAGCCGTCGATGACCATTTCGGCGCGGCTGACCGTTTTGGCGTCGCGCACGACAACGGGGATCTTGCCGACATCCTTGCCCGCCTCGATGGCCTTCCCGGCCGCGAGGTAGCGGTGCTGCCCCTTGTACACGTAGAGCAAATCCTTGCCGTCGACCTTTCGCGCGTAGCAATGCAGCGGCGAACCCTTGTCGTAGCCGTTTTCAACGATCAGCGCGGTGAGGTGAGTAACCCACTCAGGATCGACCGGGCGGATGTTGTCGGCCGGGTCATAGTGAAGTTGACCGTAAGGCACCATCCAGAGGTCTGCTGACGTCGCGCCGGCTGCTGCTGCGGCTGCTTTCGTGTTGCCAGTGGGGATCGGCGCAATGAGGTCGAGGTGGCGCGTCCGTTCGTCCATCACGCAGTCTCCGCGTCCGTCTGACGTTGGCCGTTGCCGCGCTTCTTCGCCTTGCGGATTGCCATCGATGCCGTCTTGGCCGCTGCGCGCTTCTTGTCACGCAGCCGCTTTACCGCCTGGGCGCAGTCGTCTTCGCTCGGGATCGAAATCTGAGTGCCGGCGATGTCTCCTTCGTCGAGGATCAAATACAGCGTGTGCAGGCTGTCGGTGATGGGGCGACGGCCGACGACATATTTGCCGACAAGGATCGGCGTGGATGGGCGTTTGGCATTGCGGTCATAACGCACAACGCTTCGCAGTGAGAGGGTGTCACGGCGATCAGCGTCGAAGAGGGGCGCAGCTTTGAGTTTGATTCGCGACATGGTTGGGTCTCCATGGCGCCGGGGGCGGTTACCCCGGCATGTGCGGGGTGATTAGGCAGTGAGGTGGCGTGCAGTCGGCTGTGCTTCGGTCGGCGCTTCTTGCGCAAGGTCAGCGGCGACGATCAGAAGGACCGTAACAACCGCGACACGAACGATGGCGGACCTCTCAAAGCTACTTTGGCGTGCGACGTCTGACTGAACAACGCGCGGGTTCTGTTCCTCGCGGAGCCATTGCTGACGGGCTTGCGCGTACAGGTCAATCAATTTCATGGGGCATCTCCGGTTGGTGCGTTAGGTAACGCGACAGCCGGAGTATCCATCTAAGGATAATTCGTTGTCAATCCATTAAAGGATAATCAATGATGGAAAATCCCCGCCGGGTTGGGCGGGGAAGGGGGTTATCGTCGAGTGGGGGTGGTCAGCAGGATGGCGGACGCCTGCGCCGCAAGCACGAGCACGACGTCGAGCCAAGCGGCTGCGTTGAGATACGACGCAGCGGCGAAAGCGGTGGAGGAAATGGCTAGAAGGCTAATCCCGCCGCGTTGGCGCGTTGCGGCTGGTGGATAGTGGGATTTGCTCGTTTCTATTCGCCTGGCAAGTTGGCGTGTCCCGACCAGCAAGTCATCTGCGGTGTCGGCATCTATGCCCTTGGCTGAAATGGATACCGAGCCGTCCTCTCTAACGGCCACGGTGGCAACTGCGACTGCTGGGCACTCGTCGTGACGATCGAGCAAGCCGCTCAAGAAAGCACGAATTTCGCTGTACCGCGAACGTCCTCGTATCGTGGGAAATACAAAAACGTTGTCAGGAGTTTGCTTTGGTTCCTCGGCGACGGCTGTTTTGATTTTGCTGTTCTTCATTGCTCATCAGTTCATTTGATAATGGACGTCGAGCGGCAGTTTGGGCGCGTCGCGTAGAGGCGTTCGTGGCCGGGATGCTTTCTTCGATTGTGGTTGAGCCATCGGTGTCGAGAGTTGCAACGTCCGATTGGCTAAGGACAAATTCGATATAGCGTTCGATTGCCCTTTTATCCGCGTCGGGCAAGCGAGCAAAACGTACCCGGTCATAGCGAATAGAGGCTGTGTCGCTTTCTTCGTCGGTCAGGAGTTCTGTTGGTGACACGCCGATTGCGCGGGCCAATGACTCAACGACTCGCATCTGCGTGTCGACCTTCGCCGAAAGTACGCGATTGACTGAGCTTTGAGAGATCCCGGCGCGCTTTGCGACCTTCTCTTGGCGGTCGACGTGCTCATAGCGATCCATATACCAGCGTAGCTTGCGAGCCAAGATGGACCGGAGATCTGACTTGGTGGACGGCGGTTTCATGTCGATATCTTGCCGGTTATGGATAACCATTAGCGGATGGTTTCCCGATGTCGGTGGTTGCGAGACGATCCATAAATGGATAAAATCGCGCCATCCATTCCTCGGGGAAGCCCATGCGGATTGAAAGCGAGCCCATTTTGTCCTTTGTTCTTCGCCAGCTTGATTCGGCGAAGGGCAACTGGCCCGAAATCTCGAGGCAGAGTGGGGTTCCTTACCAGACCCTCACGAAGATAGCGGGCCGGCTGGTTGTCGATCCGCGCATCTCGACTGTGCAGGCACTGCTCGACTGCCTTACCGAGCGCGAAGCAGGGATGGGCAATCCCGTTTCGGCTTCATCAAGTAGCCAATAAGCGCTCGCCAGTGCGGTGAATCGTATGCCGCGATCACGTCCCGCGACAGTATGAAAATGATCTTTCGCCAATAGCCTATGACCTGCCGATACGACAGCACCGAATGGCTGGACGTGCTCTACACGTCCGTGCGCAACACGCCGGGCGGCGTCGCCGACGCCGCGAATCACCTCACGAATCGACGCGGAAAGAACATCACGCCCGAGTCGCTGCGCCTTCGCCTGCGTGGCGTCGGCGACAGCCGGCTTTCGATGGAGATGTTCGAGCTGCTGGTCGAGTGGATGCAGGAAAAAGCCGAGGCGAGCGCGCATGCGCTCGACGCCTTGCACGCCTTGAATGCGCGGTTCGGTCTGGTCGCTGAGGCGGTCGACGAACAGGGAGCGGACGACGCGGGCGATGGCAGTGCGATGCGGCTCGTATCGACCGCTCTGAGCCTGCAAGCGCATGTCGGGCTCGTTGCCGACGACGTAACGCGCGCCCTTGTCGATCGACGTATCGACGACAACGACGCGGAGAAGATCATCGCGACGGGGCGGAAAGGGCAGCGTCTGTTCCAGCGCCTGATTCATGCCGCTCGCAACCTTGCAGCCCGACGTCGCCGCCGCCATGGATCGAATTGAACCGGGTATGGGCTGCTGTCGCGTGGCGCGGGAGCGCGTCGGCCTGTCCTGCGATCGTGGACAGCAACTCGCGTGCGGCAGGGCCGCGCTGGCCTGTCGCCTCGACCGGGCACCCGAGGACACGGGACGTTTGTTCAAGTCGCTGATGTCGACGTTTCCCGATCGCCTCGCGATGTTCGCTGGCGAGGCAGTCCAGGCAGGCTGCGTCGACGCATTCATCCGAGTCGCAGCACGCGTTTGCGCTGCGCTCTCTACCAAAGCGGAACGCCATTCGTTCCGTGATCAGTTCGCCGGCTGCATCACGGCGGATGACCTGTCCGCGTTCGATACCCAGATGGCCGCCGAGTGGCGCCGCCTGCGCGGCAAATAACCGGAGATCCATGTGAGCGTGAACGGAATCAGTAGCGCATTGCGTCGCGGCGCATCGCAGTACAGCCGCTCGCCGAGTGGGCGGCAGTGCTATGCCGCCGGCCGGGCAGCGTGGCGCAGCTTCTCTCACAAGGTCGCACGCGACCGTCGCCTCGACGAGCTCGATGCGGCCCGACGCGCGGGCTAACGGGGCATTGCTCAACGAATTGTGATCTGGCCGCGACATGCGGCCAAAGTAACTTTGAACGAGGGAATTATCGTATGGCGACACTGGACCAGATTATTCAGCAATTGCGTGCGGCGGGTCATCCCGACCTGCCTGCCGGCCATCCCGTCGCGGACGGTAAGCATCACCGGTATGGGCCGCGCAAGAAATACTGGTATCAGCTTCGAGAGATCATCAGCAAGGGCGCGGTAATCGGCTACGGCGGTACGTTTGGTCATTTCTCGGGCGACGATCCGGGCACCGAGCGATTCGAGTGGAGCGGTGCGCCGATGAGTGAGGAAGTGCTCGCTGAGACCCGACGCCGGCAGGAAGCCGCCGACCGCGAGCAGGCCGAGCGTGACGCGCGTCAGGCGAAGCTCGCCGCGAACCGCGCGCACGATCAGTGGAGCCGTGCGGCGGAGTGTGGCGAGTCCGGCTATCTTGACCGCAAACATATAACGGCCGAAGGCGTACGTTTCGACGCGGACGGCACGATGTTCGTGCCGATGTATCAGTACGGCGACGATGCTCGGCTCGTCGGCCTGCAGAAGATCACCCCGGACGGCGCGAAACGCTTCAACAAAGGCATGGAAAAGAAGGGCGCGTCGTATCTGCTCGGCGAGGTCGGCGCAGACGACCAGATCGTGCTGGTCGCAGAAGGCTACGCGACCGCGCGCTCGATCCGCATGGCAATCGACGAGGCGTTCGCAGTGAATGTCTGCTTCGACGCGGGCGGCATTCTCCCGGCGGTGCGTTACCTGCGTGCGATGTATCCGGACGTGCATGTGCTGGTCTGCGCCGACGACGACTGGAAGATCGAGCAGCGCATGCGCGACTGGCTCGCCGAAGAGTTCGCTTTCCGGGGTGAACTGGCGTTCGGTGCCGATCCCGTGCGGATCGAGGCGAAGAACACGTGGTACATGGTCGCCGTGTCGCGCCGTCGTGACGACAATGGCGTGCCGTATGTCGAGGCGAGCTACGGAAACGACGTGATGCCGTTGCGCCGCAAGCGCTTCGAGAACACGGGCCTGAAGCGTGCGTACGAGGCGGCAGCGACGGTCGCCGACGTCAGCGTCGTCTATCCGGCATTCGCCAATCGAGGCGAGCGCAAGCTGACCGACTTCAACGACCTGCACGTCGAAGAGGGCATCGACCCCGTCCAGGCGCAGGTGCAGGCGGCGATCTTGCACGTCATCGCGCCAGCGAACGAAGAGATCCGGCCGGCGATGGCTGCAGTGTTGACCGCGGCCGCCACGCCGGCGAAACCCGCCGCGACGTCCGCTGCCGCGAAACAGTCGAAATGGGATGGCCGCGAGGCAGAGAACGGCGCACACACGTGGGAGCAGGATCTGACGCGATCGGACAAGGGTCGGCTGCTGCCGACGCTCGGGAACGTCCATTTGATCCTGTCGAACCACAAGGCGTGGCAGGGCGTGATCGAGCAGGACGACTTCGGTGGTCGCGTGATGAAGCGCAAAGCACCGCCGTTTCCGCAAGGCGTCACGGGCGAGTGGACCGACATGGACGACCAGCGCACGGTTCTCTGGCTATCTCAACGGTACGGCCTCGACACACGCACCGATATCGTGATGAACGCGGTCCTGTTGGTGGCGGACACGACCCACTTCCATGATGTCCGCGAATACCTCGAACGGCTGAAATGGGACGGTGTGCCTCGCGTGCGATCAATGCCGTCGACGTATCTGCGCGTGGCCGACAGCGAGTATGTGCGGCTCGCGTTCATGAAGTGGATGATCGCGGCCGTCGCGCGCGTGATGGAGCCGGGCTGCAAGGTCGACAACGTCTTGATCCTCGAAGGCAAGCAGGGGCATCGCAAGTCAACGGCGCTGAAGGTGCTGGCCGGCGCTCCGTGGTTCACCGATACGCCGATCCAGATCGGCAACAAAGACACGTACGCGGTACTGGCAGGGAAGTGGGTGATCGAGCTGGCCGAGCTGGACTCGTTGAACAAGGCCGACTCGTCGGCGGTGAAGAGCTTCTTCGCGACGGCCGTCGATCGGTTCCGCAACTTCTACGGCAAGCGGGCGACCGACGTTCCGCGTCAATGCGTGTTCGCCGGCTCGGTCAACTTTGACACGTACCTGAAAGACGAGTCGGGCAACCGGCGTTACTGGCCGCTGCGCGTCGGTGGTCTGGTCGACATCGACGGCATTGTGGCCGTTCGTGAACAGCTCTGGGCGGAAGCCGTGCACCTGTATCGCTCGGGCGTCGTGTGGCACGTGGAAGAGCATGAGCGCCCGCTGTTCGAGATCGAGCAAGCCGAGCGCTACGAGGGCGACGTGTACGAGGACAAGATCGCCAAGGCCCTGGAGTTCGTGTCGCGCACGACGATGGAAGAGATCCTCGCGGACATTCTGAAGCTCGATACGTCGAAGTGGACGCTCGCGGAGCAGCGCCGCATCGGCAAGGCATTGAAGTCGCTCGGATGGGTGCGCAAGCGCGAGTCAACCGGATCGCGCGGTTGGTACTACGTGAAGGAAGAGCACGAGCCGGAAGTGGAGCGCGAACTGGTCGCAGCGGGTGATGACGACAGTCCGCTGTAGTCGCGTGGCGCGCTGTGCCTGCACGGTAAGCGCGCCACTTGCCCCGTCTTGGCGCGCTGTGGACGTCCCATGTCCCAACGTCCCAAGGCGCGGTCTCGGGCGCGGGTGCAGGTGCGCGACATGCGCGACATGCGCGACGTGAGTGGCGCATGTCGCATGTCGCAGGCGCGCACCCCTGCAAGCCTTTTCCCTTGGGACATTGAGACATTAGGACGAATAGGAGAGTGGAATGATTGATTTGAAGGAGCGGGCAGGTATCGCAATGAGTGTGCGTGGTCAATTCACCGAGCCTATTGCCGATCCTAAAGTTACTTTGGGCGCACTCGCATTTGCGAACGATCTCGGTCGAATGCTGGTTCGGATCAAGGCCGCGCAGCAGACGAAGCCCGAAACGATTCGACGTGCGACGCTGCTGTTGGCGCAGATGATGCGAACGTCGGGGCGCTTTAAGCGAGGTAAGTTTTCTGGATTGAAGCGCGATGAGCGCCGCGAGCAACGTGCAGGTGGTGTCGTCGAGCGTGTGCAGGTGGACGTGATTGAGCGATTCGCTCTACGGCTGATCGACGAGTGGGTCAACGATCAATGCATGACGTGCGACGGTCGTGGGGTGTTTCGGAGAGTGCCGGATCAACCGGTCGCGACAGTACGGTGTCTCGTTTGCGCGGGACGCGGAAAGATATGTGTTGCGGAGGAGCGCATTCCGTTCTTTCATGGACGCAACGGGCCGCTGGTGTTCAGGGAGCACGAAGGTTGTAGCGTATGCGGCGGCATGGGGCGAGTAATGATGGCGCCGGCAGCGAGCGTCAAGGGGCGGCACATTTGTTCCGATTGCGGTGGGACCGGCAAACGACCGATCGATGATGCGGCTCGTGCACAAGCGCTTGGCGTGACACTGAAGGAGTACAGACGAAACTGGTCGTGGAGGTTCCACGACATGCTGGGATTGCTTGATGCGGTCGACGGTTCGGTATCTGACACGATGCGCCGACAGTTGCGAGAATGAAACATCTATCATTCCAAGAGTAGATCGCGTAAACTTCGAGAATCCTTTACCGCGTCACTGGATATTCGCTGGCACCGCGCGTTAGTCGTGCAAACCTCTCGGGACAAAACAAAGATATGAGGAGCCCGTTAGGTCGTGTGGGGGCGTTCGTCCCTACGAAATGAATTCTGAAGCCCTGAGTGCGAAAGCCCTCGGGGCTTTTGCTTTTGGGGCGTACATGCCTGGGAGGTATCCGATGAGCAAGCAACGATTTGTTCCGGCGCAGCCTGGATGTCAGGCTTGGGGGATTATGGAGGTCGACGGTAGGCGCGTCGCTCACTATTGCGGCGAAGTGGCCGCGTGGCACATGGAGCAGGATGACGGGTGGATCGACGCGGCACGACCGCAATTTGTCGCGCGACCTGTGCTATTGGCCGAATGGCCAATGGGATTGGTTGTAGTGCGCGACGGTAGGCTTTACGGCGAGGGGTGCGAATACCGCGACTTTGAATCGTGGTTGCGCACGGAGGGCTTGGTCGTCATTGCGGAAGATGCCGACCTTGCAAGTAAGCTCTACGGTGTCGGCGATGATTTTGTCGTGGGCGGTGGCGGGGCAGCAGACTTGATTGACGATCTGCGTCGTGAGAACGAGGTGCGCGCAAAGATTGGGTCGAAAGTTGCGGAGACCCTGCGTCTGATCAAAGGCGTCGTGCGTGTGACGAGGCAGAGCGATGGCATCCACATTGTCGTGGGAGTGGACGGCGACAATGTGGACGGCAAAGCTATGGTGGACCTGCTATCGAGGGTTGGGGCGAGTGCGGTTACCGCTGTCTAGTTTCCTGATGGCTGCAAGTCGAGCATTGCAACACGTCTAGCTTTGCCCCCAACGCGCCAAAAGTTGGGTCGGGCGCGGACGAAGTAACTTTGAGTGTCGCGTTGTTGCATATCGGGCAGACTTGACCGCCTGGTGCGAGCTTTGCTTCGAGCGCGGCGACGCGTGCTTTTAGCGCGTCGATCTCGCTCGGCGCGGCGGCAATTCGCTTCCATCCCGGCACACGTTCAAGGGTTTTCATTATGTCTTCCAACAGTCCCATCGGGCCTCCGTATTGAGCGGTTTTCGGTCGGTCGATTGTCTCACGACTATTCTGCTCGCCCCAATTGGGATATAGATTTGTGGAGCCGCTGCGAAGCAAAATGATCTACGGCAGTTTGGTTTCTTATTAGGGCGTTTGCCCTTACGAAATGAATATCGAAGCCCTGAGTGCGAAAGCCCTCGGGGCTTTTTGCATTGGGGCGCCGAAATGCGAATCGAATCAACAGGGGCTGGCCTGGGCGAATTCTGGTCGGCATCAGATGAGTACGGTCGCCTGGACTACGTTACTGCGCGCACCTTCGACCTGGGCGATGTGTTGGATCGTATTGCGTGGGCGATGGAGCGGGCCGGCGAGGCCGGGATCACCGCGCGGGCGGCGGCAGGGGGTGTGCCTACTTTTTAGGCAGGGCGCCTCTGCTCAAAAAGTGGGCAGGGACCCCCCAGCAGGACGGACATGCGGGGGCTCGCACCCGCGCTTTTTCTCTACTGGCGACATACCAAGGGGGGTCATATTCATGCCCACTCAACTACAGATCGCCGAGCATCTGGATCTCGACCAGTCGGCCGTTTCGCGGTTCGTTGACAAGATCCGGCTCGACTACAAGGCGGCATCGATCGATGAGATCCGCATCGCGTATATCCGGCATCTGCGCGAGGTCGCGGCCGGCCGCGCAAGCGGAACCGGCATCGATCTGGTGGCCGAACGGGCGATGACCGAGCGCGTCGATCGCGAGATCAAACTGCTGACGCTCGCCGAGAAGCGCGGCCAGTTGGTCGACGCCGCGCAACTCGAACAGGCGTACGGCCAGATGGCCGGCGCATTTCAAACGGAACTGCTGGCGCTGCCCGACAAACTCGTGCAGGAGCTACGCACGCTGTACGGCGTCGAGGTCGACGTCGAATGGCTAAACGAGCATATCTATGGATGCCTTGAGCAGCTTTCTCGATACGAGCCAGACGGTCCGGGAGGTGATTCGTCGGATCGCGCTTCTCCTACGTCCGCCCGAGCGGATCGGGACGACGGAATGGGCACGCAAGCATCGACGGATGAGCGCGAAGGCGACGGCGACACCTGGGCGGTATAACCCGAACATCACGCCCTGGGTATTCGGCATGCACGACGCGCTCGACGATCCGACCGTGCAGAAGATCGTGTGCATGAAGTCGGCGCAGGTTGCCTGGACGGACGGCGTGCTGCTGAACTACGTCGGCCGGCGCATCGACGTCGATCCATGCCCGATGATCATCATGTTCGCGAAGGAGAAGTCGGCCAAGAAGTTCAACCTGGAGAAGTTCGAGCCGATGATCGAGGTGACGCCCCGGCTGTCGGCAAAGTTGCCTGTCCACGCGGCCCGCGACAAGAACAACCTTTGGGACCACAAGACTTTTCCGCGCGGCTTCCTGAAGTTCATCACTTCGAACGCGCCGGACGACGTCAAGTCGACGCCGGCCCCGGTCGTCGCGGTGGAGGAGCCGGACGACGCGAACGCGAACGTGCGCGAGCAGGGTGACTCGATCACGCTGCTGGAGGAGCGCAACAAGAGCTATTCGGACAGCCGGCGCAAGGTGATCTTCGGCGGCACGCCGACGGTCGACGGCTTCTCGCGCATCCAGCAGGCGTATAGCGGATCGGACCAGCGTGTGTATCTGGTGCCGTGCCCGGACTGCGGCGAAGAGCATGAGCTGGCCTGGGAGAACGTCACGTGGAGCGACGACGCGGAGGTGGCGCACGAAGTGTTCGGGCGAGCGCAGCCTGACTCGGCCCGCTACGTCTGTCCGCACTGCGGATCGCTATGGGACGACGCTGCGCGGGTCCGTGCGGTGCGCAAGGGGCGCTGGGTGGCGACGGCGCCGTTCTTCGGTGTTGCTGGTTTCCGGCTCAACGAGCTGGTGTCGCCGTTCCCTGGCTCGCGCATGGCGGAGCTGGTCAAGAAATGGCTGACGGCCGAGAAGGCGCTGCTGGCTGGCGACGACACGAAAATGCGGGCCTTCGTGAACAACTCGCAGGGGCGACCCTACAAGTACAAGAGCGACTTGCCTGAGCTGGATGAGCTGGCCGAGCGCGCGATGCCCTACGCCGCATTCACGGTGCCGGCCGGCGGTCTGCTGCTGACGCTGGGCGTCGACGTACAGCACGATCGGATCGCGCTCGTTCTGCGTGCATGGGGGCGCGGCGAGGAAAGCTGGCTGGTCGTGTGGGACGAGATTCACGGCAACGTGCTGCATCAAGACGAGAATCCGCTCGAAGGTGGCGTGTGGGGCGCGCTGACCGAGATGCTGATGAGTGGCTATCGCCACGAGACCGGCGGTGTGCTCCGGGTCCGTGCGATGTCGATCGACTCGTCGGATGGCTCGACGTCGGACGCCGTCTACAAGTACGTGCGAGCCGCGCGGCGAGCCGGCCTGAACGTCATGGCGATCAAGGGCAGCACCGATGCGAACGCGGAGGTTTTCAGCGTTCCGAAGCAGTCGGTCGACTCGACGCGGAACAACAGCAAGGCGGCGAAGTATGGCTTGCGCCCGTTCATGGTGGGCGTGAGCAAGGCGAAAGATCTGATTCTCGAGAATCGTTTCAAGCTGGACGGCGAGGGGCCGGGGCGCATGCACTGGTATGTCGGGGTGCGCTCCGACTACCTGTCGCAAGTCACGGCCGAGGTGAAGGTGCCAGGGCGCATCGGGTCAAAGCGGGTCTGGCAGAAGAAGGCCGGTGCCCGCAACGAGGCACTGGACTGTGAGGTCTACGCGTTGCACGCGGCTCGCAGCGTGAAGACGCACCTGATGACGGAAGCGCACTGGAGCGTGGAGCAGGTCCGCATCTCGCAGTCGTCGTTGTTCGAGGCGGTGCCGATTCTGGAAGCGCTGCCGTCCGCGTTGCCGATCGAGGAAGTGCCGGATCCGCCGGCCGAGTCTACGGAGCCGGTGCCTACGCAGCCGGCGCCTACGCAGCCGGTGCCGCAACAAATCAAACCAGCCGAAACCCCGCCATCGAGCGGGGTTTCGCGCATTCAGGGGCGTCGCATGGGCCGGTCGAGCTATCTCGGGCGGCGCTAGGAGGTAAAGCATGGCATACACGAGGCAGGATCTGGAGCGCGTCCAGTCGGCAATCGCCAAAGGCGAGCTGGAGGTGCAGTACGCCGACAGGCGCGTGCGTTACCGCTCGATCAGCGAGCTGCGCGACGCGCAAACCGAGATCGTTCGCGCACTCGACGGGGCGGCAGGCCGGCCCCGCATGTTTCGCCTGCGGCATGCCGGCAAGGGGGTCCGATGAGCCGAGCCTACACCTCGCTCGCGCAGCGCGGGTTCGTCGTCCCCACTCGCTTGAAGGCGGCGGCGTACGAATCGGCCAGCACGGTCGGCGCTCGTGCGAAGGCGTGGCGCGTGTCGGGCGCAGGGCCAAACGCGGCAGCGGTGCAGAACCTGCCGTTGATGCGAGCGCGCGCACGGGATGCAATTCGTAACGATCCCTGGGCGAAGACAGCAATCGGCCGGCTGGTGTCGAACACGATCGGCGCCGGCATTCAGGCGCATCCGCAACACCCGATCGACGCGATCCGAAAGGAGCAAAAGCAACTTTGGGAGGACAGCGGGGAGGAGATCGATGCCGATGGCCGATACGATCTGGCGGGCGTGCAGAGCCTCGCCGCGCGCTCGTTCTTCAGCGACGGCGAGGTGCTGGTGCTCCGGCGAATGCGACATCTGCGAGACGGGTTGGCTGTCCCGATGCAGATCCAGGTACTGGAAGGCGACATGCTGCCGATGGACAAGAACGAGATCGTGGCCGGCGGGGAGATCATCAACGGCATCGAATTCGATCACGATGGCCGGCGCGTCGCCTATCACCTGTATCGGCGGCATCCCGGCGAATACGGTCGGGCGTCGTTCCCGAGCATGCAGACGGTACGCGTGCCCGCCGACCAGATCGCGCATGTGTACCAGGCGCTACGGCCGGGGCAGGTGCGCGGTGTTCCTGAGTTGTCGACGGTGCTGCTGCGGTTGCGCTCGCTCGACAACTTCGACGATGCGGTGCTGTTCCGGCAAGAGGTCAGCAACCTGTTTGCCGGCTTCATCGTCAAGCCGCATTCGGAGCCGGGCTTGATCGGCGATCCGATTACTGGCGCCGCTGTCGATTACGACGCGGACGGTTTCTCGCCGGTGGTTTCGCTCGAACCTGGGGGCATGCAGGAACTGGCGCCGGGCGAGGACGTGCGATTTGCATCGCCGCCGGGGGCCGGCACCGACTACGCGCCGTTCATGCGGCAGCAATTGATGGCGGCTGCGGCTTCGGTCGGCATGCCCTACGAGGTACTGACGGGTGATCTGCGCGACGTCAGCGATCGGGTGCTGCGCGTGATCCTGAACGAATTCCGTCGCGCGGTCGAGCAGATCCAGTGGAACGTGTTCATTCACCAGTTCTGCCGCCCGGTCTGGCGCTGGTGGGTCGACGCGTGTGCGCTGTCGGGGGCCATGTCGATGCCGGACTACTACCGCAGGCGCCGAGACTATCTCCGGGTGCGGTGGGTGCCGCAAGGATGGCCATATATCCACCCGGTGCAGGACGTCACGGCCAAGCGGATGGAGATTCGCTCGGGCTTGGCGAGCCGATCGGGCGCCGTGCTCGCGCGGGGCGACGATCCGGAGCAGGTGGACAACGAGAACGCGGCGGACCTTGCGCGCGAGCAGCGGCTCGGGCTGCGTTACGACACGCTGGTGCCGGTCGAGGATACGGGCAGCAATACGAATGGGGATGACGAATGAAAGGCAAGAAGAAGTGGTGGGACATCCGCGCGCAGGCGAACGCGGCCGGCGGCAACGACGTCGAGATCCGGATCTACGGCGACATCGGTTTCTGGGGCACGGACGCCGAGCAGTTCGCGGCGCGGTTGGACGAGGTCGGCCCGACAGCGGCATCGATCGTCGTCGCGGTCAACTCGATGGGCGGCGACGTGTTCGATGCGTTCACGATCTACAACCTGCTGCGGCGCTACCCCGGCAAGACGATGGGGCGCGTCGACGGCATCGCGGCGTCGGCCGCATCGCTGGTGCTGATGGGGTGCAGCCAAATCGTGATGCCGTCCAACGCGATGCTGATGATCCATAACCCGCATACGCTCGCGGCGGGCGACGAGGGGGAACTGCGCCGGCTGGCGGATCTGCTGGGCAGCACGAGCGCGAACATGCTGACGGCGTACACCGAGCGCAGCGGGCAGACCGAGGACACGGTGCGCGAGCTGATGGATGCCGAGACCTGGCTGACGGCCGCACAAGCCATCGAGCTGGGATTCTGCGACACGATCGAGGAACCGATTCGGATCGCGGCATACGCAGGCGCCCAGCCGCTCGTCGCGCGGTTCGCGGCGATGCCCGAGCAGGTCCGCGCCCTGGTCGATGGCGAGCCCGAGGCGCCGCCGGATCCGCCTGTTGATCCGCCGCCCCCGCAGGACCCGGCCCCGCAGGATCCGCCGGCCCCGCCGCAGCCGCCGAATGTCGCGGCGCTGGCCTCACATGTGTACGCATCGTGCCGCGACGCGCGCATCGAGCACTGCGCCGAGGGCATCGTGCTCGCAACGGGCCTGCGGGATCGTGCAACGGTCGATGCCGCGATTCGTACCGCGCAGGACATCGCAGGCATCTGTCTGGCGGCGAACCTGACCGAGCTGACGGCCGGTTTCGTGTCGGATGGCCTGAGCCCGGATCAGGTTCGCGCGCGGCTCTATGAGCGCGTGACGGCTTCGCAGGCGCATATCAATCCCAGGCAGACGCCGAGCAGCCCGAGCGAGCCGGTGATCGCCGCCAACGCGCCGCGTGCAGCCTCCATCTACGCAGCCCGCCGCAGCGGCGGAAAGTAACTTTGACGTCCCATGAGGAGGGGCAAACCATGTCGATTGTGAAGGAACAGGGCATTCTCCCGGCCGAATTTCTCGTGTCCGAAGGCAACGGCCAGATCTCCCGCGAGCAGATCGTCGTGAAGGCCGGGCCGGCGCTGCCCGCCGGTCAGGTGCTCGGCGTGACGAACACGGGCGAATACGCCCCGTACGACAACAAGGCTGAGGATGGCTCGGAGGTCGCGGGCGCGGTGCTCTACGCGCCGCTGGCGGCGTCCGAGGAGTCGCGGCCGGCGACGGGCATCGTGCGGCTTGCCGAGGTCGTGGGCGGCCTGCTGACGGGCCTGGACGCGGCGGGGCGTACTGATCTCGCGGATCGCCACGTGATCGTCCGCTGATCGAGCAGCAAGACAGACCTATGAAGGCCACGCATCGCGTGGCCTTTTTCTTTTCCATTTCCAGGTTGGAGGTTGTATGGCGGACATCGCCCTGTTTCAAGACGACGCTTTTTCGCTCTCGTCGCTCACGGCGGCAATCAACGATCAGCCGGCGGTGCCGGGCCGGGTCGGCACGCTCGGGCTGTTCGAGGAGGACGGCATCACGACGACGACGGTCCAGATCGAGCGCGACGGCGACACGCTGGCGCTCGTGCCGGCCGGCCAGCGCGGCTCGCCCGCTCCGGTGGTCGGTGGCAGCAAGCGCAGCATGATCCCGTTCAACACGGTCCACCTGCCGCAGCGCGGCTACATCGCAGCGGACGAGGTGCAGAACCTGCGCGCGTTCGGCTCCGAAAGCGAGCTGGAGGCGCTGCAGACCGTCGTGAATCGGCGCCTCGCGAAGCTCCGGCGCCAACTGGACGCCACGCACGAGTTCCACCGCATCGGCGCGATCAAGGGCGCCGTGCTCGACGCGGACGGCAAGACCGTGCTGATCGACCTGCTGAAGTATTTCGGCATCAAGCAGACGGTGATCGGCTTCGAGCTGGACAAGCCCGAGACGGAGATCCGCTTGAAGTGCAGCGAGGTGCAGGACGCGATCGAGGATGCGCTCGGCGCGTTGACCTACACCGGCGTGCGCGTGCTCTGCGGCCGGACCTTCTGGAACAAGCTGATTGTCGCGAAGACGGTGAAGGAAACCTACCTCGCGACGAGCATGGCGGCGGCCCTGCGCGGCGATGCGCGCGACGCGCTCGACTTCGGCGGCTGCACGTTCGAGCGTTATCGCGGGCGTGTCGGCGATGTCGGCTACGTGGCCGACGACGAGGCGCACGCCGTGCCGGAGGGCGTGCCCGACCTGTTCATTTCGCGCTTCGCGCCGGCCGACTACGTCGAGGCGGTCAACACGACGGGCCTGCCGTACTACGCGAAGCAGGAACTGGCGCCGTTCGGCAAGGGGATCGACATCGAGGCGCAGTCGAACCCGATCCACCTCTGCACGCGCCCGAAGGCGCTGATCAAGCTGAAGGCTTGATATGCGGTTCCGCGATCTGATGGCGGACGTCGATGCCGCCGTGAAGCGCGATCTGGCCGACGACGACGTCACGATCGACGGGAAGCCGGTGCAGGGCATGTTCGCGGCGCCGTGGCTCGGGCCGGATCTCGGCTCACGGCGCACGCAACTGGTGGCGCCTGTCCTGCATATCACGGACGCCGATGCCGCGGTCGTCAAGGTCGGCAGCATCGTCATGGCCGGCGGGAACCGTTACCGCGTGCACGAACTGCAGCCGGACGGCACGGGGTGGACGGTCTTGATCTTGGGGTAAGGCATGGACCTGCTGAAAGTCGAAATCGACGTGAAGGGGGCGCTGGAAGCGCTCGCCGCTTTGCCGCCTGCGGCGTTGCAGTCGGCATGGCGGCGAACGCTCCGAAAGACGGCGGCCTGGATCAAGAGCCAGACGGCGAAGGATGTCGGCCGCGCAACCGGGATACAGCAGAAGGTGATCCGGCAGCGGACGTACTTCTACATGCGATCCGCCGATAGCGGGAAGGTGTGGCTCGGTCTCAATCCGATCGGGGCGCACCGGCTCGGTGCCGTGCGTCGCACGCGCAAGGGCATTCGCGCCGGCAAGACGCTGTTCGAGGGCGCGTGGCGTATGACGGAGAAGGCGCCGGATGGCCCTGTGTTCCGCCGAACCGGCAAGGGGCGCACGCCGATCGAGGTGGTGAGGTTCGATTGGGCACATGAAGGCGATCCGGCCTTTCGGCGGGCCGCCCGAGCGTGCGAGGAAAGGCTGCTGGCGGTGCTGCGGCAGGAGGTCAACTACGAAATCCAGAAGGCGGCAGGCCGTGCTCGATAACCTCAAGCAACTACACGACGCGATCGAATCCGGGCTGCGTGACAGGCTCGCGGGGCTCGACCGGGTGCTGGCCTATCCGGAGATCGGGAAGTCGATCGAGACGCCGCTGGTGGCGATCGAGCTGGCCGAACTGGAGCCAGGGCACGACGACGGCACGGGCCGCGTGCCGTTGATCGGACGGATGCAGGCCCGCATCGTCGTCGATCCGCTGGTCCCTGGCGCGGACATCCTGGTGCGTGAGCTGTCCGCCCGTGTGCTGCGCGCCGTTCATGGCGAGACCTGGGGCTTACCGATCACGCCGGGCAAGCAGATCGGCTCGGCGGCGGAAGACCCGTTCCGGCCGGATCTCGATACCTATCTGGTGTGGCTGGTCGAGTGGGTGCATGAATTCGACCTGGGCGAGAGGGTCGAGCCGTCGTCGCAAGGTCGGGAGATCCGCTGGGGCGTCTATCCGGAGATCGGGGCCGAGCATCGCGGCGACTACGTCGACGTGGCAATCGCAGAGGAGGGGCACCCGTGAGCGACTACGAGCTGGGCGAAATGGATCGCCGCATGGCGTGCCTGACGCAGTCGGCGATCGTGGAGGCGGTGACCTACGATCCGCCGCGCGTGAAGGTGCGCATCGGCGATTGGGTCAGCGACTGGCTGAAATGGCAGGCTGGAGCGGCTGGCAAGGTTCGGCATTGGCGTCCGCCGTCCGTCGACGAGGAGGTTGCGCTGTGGGCGCCATCCGGCGATCTGGCGGGTGCGTTCGTGGCGCCGGGCTACTACACGGACCAGCACGGTGGCGCTGGCCGCACGAGCCCGGATGAGACGGCCATTGATTACCCGGATGGGGCGTTCGAGCAATACAACCACGCGACGCACGACTACACGCTGTCGGTGCCAGCCGGCGGCCGGATCCTGTTCCGTATCGGCTCGACCGAATTCGAGCTGAGGGCGGACGGTGCAACGCTCCGAAGCGACAAGCTGCTCGCCGAGGTGCCGGATTCCACGTTCACGGGCAACACGACGACGGAGCGGCTGCTGACGTTCAACGGCGGCATGCAGGGACGGCCGGGAGACGGGCAGGGCGTCGCAGTGAAGGTCGACGGCGGGGCGGAATTCACGGCGGACGTCGTCGCGGCTGGAACCTCGGTTCATGGGCACCAGCATCGCGAGCAGGGAGACGGCGAGCTTGTGAGTGTCCCGACTTGATGGAGTCTGTAGTTTTCGACAGCTATCGAGCATCGAATTGTTGTGTATGTTCCTCGCGCGGCTGAGTGCCGCACAAGGAAATGTCATAACAGTGAGGGACCTACAGATGAGTACCGTCGAAGAGAAGAAATCGGATGACATGCGTTTGCGGGACTGGCCGTGGCCTGTAATTGCGTCCGTCATCGGGTTGTTGTTGTTGGGTATTGCATACTCGTCAGGGGATGCCTATTACAAAGCATTCCTAGCGCAATTCTGGATCGAAGCCGATGCCTTTCCAATAGACAAATCGAGGCACTTAGTATTGTCGGTGTGGGGGGCATTGAATGCTGCGGTCGGGGTGCAGAAGTGGTTCGGGGAAAATTGGGGGCGAGTGCTCTGGATGATTCTGGGTCTGCTGGTGTATTTGGCAATTTTGGTTCTCTTGGAGAAGGGGGCAAATTGGATTGGCGCTCTTCTGCGTTTCCGAAAGGACGGTACTCCTCGATCGTACGCAATGTATCCGCTTGTGACACGCTATCTTTATCTCGTATTTTGGCTGATAGTCGTCGCTAGCTCTTTTTTTGTCTTTAGCTGGGCGATCCCGGTAGCGCTTGCGATCCCGTCGGGCATCGGAGAGGCTGTCGGTGAGAGTGTTGCTTCCGACTACAAACACGATTTAGACCGTGGTTGCGGGAAATCAAAGGAGCGTTGTCAAATTCTTATTAAGAACGGCCGGGAGGTGGCTCGCGGCTACGTGATTGCACAGTCCGCTACACGCATCGCGTTGTATTACGACGGCAACACCCGCCAAATACAGATGGACGGAATCGAAATGCAAACGGCAGACCGAGCGCTTCCCCGTTGATTCGAGCTACTACCTCGAAATTATTTGCCCCGCCTAGTGCGGGTTTTTTCATTTCTGGAGATGCACATGTCGAAACAGGTGGACGCCTTGGTGCCGGTCGTGTTCGTCGACGCCGAGTATCGCAGCCGCGTCGTGGTGTTTCCGGATGGCTCGTTCATTCCGGTGCTTGCAGGCAAGGCCGAGGTGACGGCGCCCGAGCACGTCGCCTATCTGGAGTCGAGTCCGAGTTTCACGCGGATTCCGGCGACGGAGCAGTAACGATGGCGCTGGTCGGGATGTGCCGCCGCTCAGGGCGGCTGATCAGTGGCGTCGAGCACCTGGTGCAGAGCATCGGCGACATCCTGAGTACACGCAAAGGCACGCGGCGGCAGCGGCCCGAGTACGGCTCGGATCTCCCGGCCATGGTGGACTTGCCCGTGACGCGCGGGTGGATCTCGGCCGTCCAGGCCGAGGCGGCCGGCGCGATCGGGCGATGGGAGCCGCGAATCAAGCTGGATCGGGTCGCGGTGCAGTCGGTCGTCGACGGCAAAGTAACTTTCCTCATTGCTGGTCGCTATGACGACGGCGATGTCGTGTTCGAGGTGACGGTATGACCATGATCGATCTCTCGGCGATGGATCCGCCGGATCTCGTCGAAACGCTGGACTTCGAGGCGGCGTATCAACTGAAGCTGGCCCACTTCAAAAGCATCTATCCGGACTGGACGGCGGCGCTCGAATCGGATCCGGTAGTCAAGGTGCTGGAGTTGGCGGCGTACGACGAGGTTCGGTATCGGGCGCGTGTCAACGACTGCGGGCGGGCCGTGCTGCTCGCCTGCGCGACCGGGGCCGATCTTGAACACCTCGCCGCGCTCTGGAACATCAAGAAAGAGATCGTCGATCCCGGCGATCCGGATGCGCGCCCGCCGATTCCCGTGACCTACGAGAAAGATGATCGCCTGCGCCTTCGCACGCAAATGGCGATCGAGCAGGCGACGACGGCCGGGCCGGCGGGTTCGTACCGATCGATTGCGCTCAACGCATCGGCCGACGTCGCGGACGTGCGGGTCGATCGCGGCGTGCCGGGCGTGGTTCGCGTGGTCGTGAAGTCGCAATCGAACGGCGGGGTGCCCAGTGCCGCGCTGCTCGACGTGGTTCAACGCGCCCTGACACCTGACGACCGGCGCCCGCTCAACGATACGGTGCAGGTGCTACCCGCCCGCCCCGTCGACTATTCGATCGTGGCGGACATCTACGTCGGTCGCGGCCCGGATCCCGAGGTCGTGATCGCCGCGCGGCGCCTCGATCTCGATATCGCGGTCAACGATGGCGCCCGACTGCGCAACGGCATGCCGCGCTCGGCCATCACGGGGGCGCTGCATCCGAAGTCGTCGGGCGTTGTGCGGGTCGACCTGACGGCACCGGCTCTTGATGTCGAATGCGAGTTCGACCAGTTCGCGCGGTGCGCATCGATCACGCTGAATGCAAGGGTGAAGGATGACGACTGAGCCGCTATTGCCCGCGAATCAAACGTCGCTTGAGGCGGCGCTCGCTCAGGTGATGCGCCCGAGCGTCGAGCCCGACATTATCCGCACGTTGTGGGACGCGGATCGCTGCCCGGCGGCATTCCTGCCGTGGCTGGCATGGTCGCTTCAGGTGGACGGGTGGGAGCTGGCCGAGTCGGACGAGGCCCGCCGCGAGCTGATCAAGTCGTCGCTGGCGATCTACCGGCGCAAGGGCACGCCGTGGGCGATCCGGGAGATCGTGCGGCGGCTCGGGTTCGGCGAGGTGGATATTCAGGAGGGGCGGGGCCTGTCCCGCCGCGACGGCTCGGCACGCCGTGATGGGCGCTATCTGCATGGCGGCGACGGCGCCTGGGCCGAATACATCGTCACCCTGCATCGCGCGGTGACGCGGGACCAGGGCGAGAAGATCAAGCGGGCAATCGAACGGTATGCGCCGGCCCGCAGCCGGCTGGCATGGCTGGACTTCTCCGAGGTTGCGATCCGGCATAACGGCGTCGCGACACGCAATGGGCAATTTACACGAGGGATTATCGGAACATGGCCAATCTGAAAGAGGACAGTGCCTGGGTAGACGGCATCTACCAGTTGGAGACGTCGGATCCCGTACAGGGCGGCCCCGATGGCGTCGACAACGTGCAGGCAAAGCAACTTGGGAGCCGCACGCGATACCTGAAGGATCGGGCTGATGCGACCGACAAGCGGGTCGACGCGATGGGGCAAACGGTGGCCGGCCTCGGCACCGACAAGCTGCCCGTCGCAGGCGGCACGCTGAAGGGCGTGCTGCTTGGGAAGCTTGGAGCCATCACACCGAACAATCCGCAAGGGGCAGGTTACGGCTTTGACGGCGATGCGGACAGCGGGATGTTTTCGCCGAAGGATGGACTCGTGCAGATCGGTGCGCAAGGGATTGCCCACTTCGAGACGCGCGGCACCGACACCTACGTGGGGCCGAATGTTGCCGGCGGCAATCTGGTGTTGGTTGCCGGAGCGGATGGCCGGGCGTTGGTCACGAGTGAAGGCCGGATGCTGGTCGGGTCGTGGAACAGCGACGGCGTGAGCCGGCTGCAAGTCACCGGCTCGGTTCGTGCGGACGGATTTGTGTCGGATGCCCTGGATGCCGGCGGTGCGCATTTCCGCGCACGCAATGGCGACTACGGCGCCTTCCTGCGCAACGACGGCACGAACGTCTACCTGCTATCGACGAAAAAGGGCGATCCGTCGGGTCAATTCAATGACTATCGACCGCTCGCCTGGAACCTTTCGACCGGTTACGTCACGATCGACGCGAACGGGCAAGGCACGACACTCGGTGGCGTGACGACGATTGTGCGCGACGCGAAGATCGGCATCGCGACGAATGAGGGGCGAGCGTGGATCGGCCCGCTCAATGGCTATTTCTACTCGAATGCATTGTCTGTCGGCTGGTGGTCGCCGACGATCGGCTCGTTCCAGTACATGGTCGACGATCGATCCTTCCGGATTGACGGGAAACCCGTCTGGCACAGCGGGAACGTGACGCCGCTCGACGCGAGCAAGGGGGGCGTGATGAGCGGCAGCGTGACGTTCGCCGCCGGCCAGCGTCTGTTTCTGGACGAGGGGAGCGCGGCATTCCCCTCGATCGCGTTCGTGAACGATGGCGTTCCCGATACCGGTCTCTATCACGCGAGAGACGGTGTCTTCGGCGTGACCTGCAATGGCGTTGTCACGGTCACGTTCGCGCAGGAAGCGACCTATTTCCAAGCGCCAGCGGCCGGGCCGTCGCCGGCAGCGGGTGACAACTCGTTGCGTTTTGCGACGACGGAGTGGGTCACGGCGGCAATCGGCACGGCGTCGATCGGCCAGATCGTCATGGAGGCGCGAACGTCCACGCGCGCGGGCTATGTGAAGTGTGACGGCGCGCAATACAAGCGCGCGGACTATCCGGCGCTGTGGGCCTATGCGCAGGCCAGTGGTGCGCTGGTATCGGAAGCCGAGTATGCGAGTGGCCGCTGGGGCGGCTTCTCGACGGCAGACGGGCAGACGTACTTCCGGGTTCCCGATCTGCGCGGCGAGTTCCTGCGCTGCTGGTCGGACGGGCGCGGCGATGTCGATGCCGGCCGGGCGATCGGCTCGTTCCAGGCCAGCCAGAACCAGGCGCACACGCACGCAGCGTCGTCGAGCACGGTGGACGATCACGCGCACAGGGCTTGGAGTGGCCCGAACGGCTGGCACGATCACGGCGTCAATCAAACGCCGCATGCGCACGTCACGTGGACCGGCGCCGTGCAGGTGTCTGGCCTCGCGCCGGGTGGCGGCATGGGGCCATACAACGGGCGCGTTTCCTCCATGTGGTCCGACGAGGCGATAGCCAACATCGGGATTGCCGGGAACGGCACGCACGATCACGCGATCGCCATGGACGGAGCAGGAAAACACGCACACACGATCAGCGTTCAAGCCGATGGCGGCGCCGAAGCGCGTCCGCGCAACGTCGCATTGCTGGCGATGATTCGCGCATATTGACGAGGGAGAAACGATGCTCTGCAACCACTACGACAGACAGACGGGCCAATACCTGAGCAGCACGCTCGCCGACTCGGATCCGAAAGACGACAGTCGCTGGCTCGAACCGGCGTTCTCGACGGTCACGCCGATCCCGGACCGCAAGCCGCTCACGTGGCCGTTCTGGAAGGACGGCGCCTGGGTGTTGATGCCCGACTATCGCGGGCGTGTGCTGTACCGGACCGATACTGGCGAGCGCACCGAGATCCTGGCAGCGGGCGTCACGCCAGCCGATGCCGGCCTTACCGAGACGCCGCGGCCGTCCGACGAGTACCGCTGGGCCGATGGCGCCTGGGCGATCGATCCGGACATCGTGGCGCGCAAGGCGAAGGAGCGGGCGATGGCGGAATTCCAGCATCGGCTGGCGAACGCACAGACGAAGAACTACGGCCGAGCCGATGCGCATGCGGCCGGTGTGCTGTCGGATGTCGAGGAGGCGCAGTTCGTCGCGTGGTCCAAGTACCAGATGGATCTCTCGCGCGTGGTGAATGCGCCGGACTTCCCGGCCTCGGCCGTGTGGCCGGTCGAGCCGGACGACGACGCGATCCGCCGTGAAGTCGATGCCAAGCGAGCCGCTGCCGCTGCCGCAGAGGCGGCGAAAGCGGAGGCGGAGCACGCTGACGAGGCGGGTCCGTTGGACGACAAGGCCGACACGGACCCGGCGCCGAAGGCGGACAGCAGCAAAAAGTAACTTTCCGGACCCCGTTCCGCCCTTTCACAGAGCCGCCCGCTTGGGCGGCTTTCTCATTTCTGGAGACCGTATGGGAGCAACCTCATTTTTTCACGGTATCACGACGACGATCGTCGACTCGGGGCCGCGCACGATCGCCGTGCCGTCGTCGTCGGTGGTCGGGCTCGTCGATACCTACACGCCCGGCGCGGGTCTGGCGCAGCCGAACGTGCCCGTCCAACTGACGAGCTATCGCGATGCGGTGGTGGCGTTCGGCGACACGAGCGCTATCGCACGAGCTGCGCGAGCGATCTATGCGCAGAGCCGCGCGGTCATCGTCGCGGTGGGCGTGCCGGCCGATGGGGACGACGCGCAGCGCACCTCGGCCGTGATCGGGGGCGTGACGGCGAGCGGAGCGCGCACTGGCATGCAAGCGCTGCTCGATGCGAAGTCGCGATTCAACGCGCAGCCGCGTTTGCTGATCGCGCCGGGCCACTCGGCCAAGCAACCGGTCGCGATGGCGGCCGACGAACTGGCGGCGAAGCTGCGCGGTATCGCCGTGATCGACGGCCCGAACAAGGACGACGAGGCGGCGATTGCCTACGCGCAGAATTTCGGCAGCAAGCGCCTCTACATGGTCGATCCTGGCTCGACGATGTGGGACACGACGGCCAACGCCGACGTCGCCGTGCCGTCTTCGGTGTTCGCGGCCGGCCTGTTCTGCCAGACCGACGCCAACATCGGTTTCTGGGCGTCGCCGTCGAACAAGGAAATCACGGGCATTACGGGCACGGCGCGGCCGATCGAATACCTCGACGGCGACGAGACCTGCCGCGCGAACCTGCTGAACAACGCCAATATCGCGACCATCATCCGCGACGGCGGTTATCGCCTGTGGGGTAACCGGACGCTGTCGGCGGATCCGAAGTGGAAGTTCGTTACGCGCGTGCGCACGCTCGACATCGTCATGGACGCTGTCCAGGCTGGCCACAAATGGGCGGTCGATCGTGGCATCACGGCAACCTACGTCAGCGACGTGACGGAGGGCTTGCAGGCGTTCATGCGCGACCTGAAGCGCCAGGGCGCCTTGATCAACTTCGAGGTCTACCCGGATCCCGAGCTGAACACGGCCAGCCAACTGGAGGACGGCAAGGTGTACTGGAACATCCGCTTTACCGATGTGCCGCCGGCCGAAAACCCGATTTTCCGCTTCGAGGTCACCAATCAGTGGATGACCGAAGTGCTCGACAACCAGATCTAAGGGGGAAAGATGGTTCCGGAAACTCTGTACAACTGCTCGGTGGCGATCGACGGTCGCGGATACGCGGGCCGGGCGACGAGCATGACGCCGCCGAAGCTGAAGCTCAAGACCGACGACTACCGCGCGGGCGGCATGGATGCGCCGTCCAAGGTCGACCAGGGCATGGAGGCGCTCGAAGCGTCGTTCGCCATGGCGTCCATGGAATACGACGTGCTCAAGTATTTCGGCATCCTCGACGGGAACGCGTTCAGCGGCAATTTCCGTGCGGCCTTCAAGGACCACTACGGCAAGATCAAGTACGTCGGGGCGTTCTTTCGCGGCAAGCTGACCGAGGTGGATCCCGGCGAATGGAAGCCGGGCGAGAAGGCGGAGACGAAATATACCATCGCCGTTGACTACTACCGGATGGAGATCGACGGCGCCGTGGTTCACGAGATCGACGTGTTCGCGTGTAAGCGCGTGGTCAACGGCGTCGACCAGTTGGCCGAGGTGCGTAAAGCGCTCGGGATGTAGGTCGGCCGGCTGGCCGCAAGCAAAGTTACTTTTCACTCAACGGCGGGCCGATGGCTCGCCGTTTCTCTTTGAGGACACGATATGGACAAGGTTACCGTCACGCTGGCTTACCCGATCAAGCTGAACGGCGTCGAGTGCGACAAGTTCACGATGCGCCGGCCGAAGGTGCGCGACATGCGCGGCGCGCAGAAGCTCGCACCGAAAGACGAGGAGCAACAGGAGCTGATCCTGTTCGCCTCGCTCGCCGAGGTGTCGCCGGACGACATCGAGGAGATGGATATGGCCGACTACGCGCGCGTGCAGGACGCCTACTACTCCTTTCGATCCGTACGCCAAGACGGACGCCAAGACGCTAAAAGCGCTGGCGAGGCGCCTCGCGCTTGAATTCGGCATGTCGCCTGCCTCGATCGACGACATGACGATCGACGACATGATCTGGTGGTTGACTGACTGAGGGGAGCGGACATGGCAAAGGATATCGCCCTGGGCATCGTGATCGGCGGCGCCGTGTCGGCGACGTTCGGCAAGGCGATCACGGATACGACGTCGAAGATCGACGGCATGAAGAAGCGGGCGAACGATGCCCGGCTCTGGCAGCGGCAGATCGGCGAGACGGTTCGTCTGCAGGAGGAGTTCCGGCGGCTGCATGCCGCCGGGGATAGCGCGGCGGACGGCATCCGCCGTAAGCTGGATAGCAACCTGAAGTCGTTGCGCGAAGCGGGGATAGAGGTCAGCAAGCTCGATCGCGCGTATGCGCAACTCGGGCGCACCGCGCGCGGGCTCGATCTGAAGGCGGCCGGCTTCGAGCGCATGGAAGCCGGCAAGGAAGCGGGTCGCGGGGTGATCGGTGACGCGGTGAAGCTGTCGGCGGCCGTGGCGGTGCCCGCGACGATCGCGGCCAACTATCAGGCGATCATTCGCGACATCTCGATCAAGGCCGGCATCGCGCGCACGCAGCAAGAGACCGCGATGGGCCTGCGTATCCGCAAGGATGCGGCGGACAACGGGATCGGCCGCAACGAGCTGGCGGAAGCCATCAACCAGATGGTGGCGGGCGGCATGGATCTCGATCGCGCGCTCAACTTTGGGCCGCTCGTCGCGAAGTTCGTGATCGGGCAGGGCGCGACGCCGGTCGAGACGGCGAAGATGATCCAGGCGCTCCAGCAGAACGCGGAGATTGTCGATCCGCGTCAGATGGCACAGGCGCTGGAGGGAATCGCTTATCTCGGCAAGGAAGGGTCGTTCGAGTCTGTCGACATGGCGCGGTGGTTTCCGGTGCTGCTGGCCGAAATGAAGAAGATCGGTATCACGGGGCTGGATTCCGTCACGCAACTAGGCGCCATGCTGCAGGTGCAGATGAAGACGGCCGGTAGTGCCGACGAGGCAGCGAACAACCTCAAGAACTGGTTTTCGAAGATCGGTTCCGGGGAGACCGAGCGCAATTATGCGAAAGCCGGGGTCGACTACCAAGCGAAGATGCGCGAGGCGATCGGCAAGGGCTGGTCGACGCTGGAGGCGTCGTTCGTGCTGGCCCGTGCGTACATTGAGCGTGTGGATCCGGAGAAGGCGAAGCAACTGGCCGGTGCCGCTAAACAGTTCAATGCCGAAATGGATCCGGCGAAGCGGCAAGCGCAGATGGCCGCGTTCGCCGAGACGATGAAGACCGGCGATCTGTTCAACGACATGCAGGTCAAGGCGGCGTTGACGGCCTACATGCAGAACGCGGATCTGTACAACGAGCTGAAGACCAACGCGCAGAAGGCAAGCGGGGAGATCCAGAAGGATCTGGAAGCTCGCCGCGAGACGTCCAAGCAGATCTGGAGCGAGGTCGGCCAGCAGTGGGACGACGCGATGCGCAGTATCGGCGACGCGTTGCGACCGATCACGGATCTCGCGGGGAAGGCGGCAAAGGGGCTCGGTGGCACGGTGCGCGAAGCGGCGGACAAGGCGCCCGGTGTCACGGCGGCGGTGGTCGGCGTGGCTGGTGCGGCCGTCGCCTATCGCGGTGCAAAGGCACTTTGGAACATCGGGCGCGGTGTGTTTGATATCGCGCGCGGCACGGTCCTGAGCCGGTCAGGCGCCCGTGGCGGCGGTGGCAAGGGTGGAGTGGCCGGCAAGGCGCTCGACGCGCTTGCCGGCGCGGCTGGCGGGGTGCAGCGTGTGTTCGTCGTCAACATGCCCGGAGGCGCTGGCGGGTTCGGCGGCGGATTGGGCGATGCCCCGGTCGGCGGTCAAGGGGGCGGCGGCAAAGGCCGGGCGGGTGGGCGCGGTGCCGCGCGTGGTGGCCGTATTGGTCGAGCCCTGAGCGCCGGCCGCTCGCTCTTCGGCAAGGTAGCGCCCTATGCCGGAAAGATCGCGCTGGCTGGGACGATCCTGAAGGTCGGCTTCGCGGCGAAAGATGCGTATGCCGTCGCGTCGAGCACCGACACGCGGGAGCGTAAGGCGACGCAGTTCGCCGGCATCGCAGGAAGCCTTGCCGGGGGCTTCGCGGGCGCCAAGATCGGCGCCCTGGTCGGCGCCTTCGGCGGGCCAATCGGCGCGGCCGTAGGGGGCGTGATAGGCGGTGCGATCGGCACCTTCGCGGGCGACAAGGCATTGAGCGCGATTGCGCGCAAGGTGTTCGAGCATAAGCCGGGCGAGCCGCCCGCCAGCGCGGAGGCGGTGGCGAAAGCGGCGGCGGCAGGCGCCAGCGAGGGCGCCCCACCGCGTGCCGGCCCGCGCGTCGAGCAGACGAACACGTTCGCCCCCGTCTTTCACGTCCGCGTGGAAAGCAACGAGGCGGACGCGGCCGAGAAATTCCTGGCGCGGGTCAGTCCGATGTTGACGCAGATGATGGCCGAGCAACAGCGCAAGACAACCAACTTTTCGGCGATGTTCGATGCGCCGCATCTATGAGGGTAAGGCATGGACCTGATCAGACAGATCACGTCGGCCGCGACGCAGGCGAGTGTCGCCTCGGAGCGCGTCCGGCAGATGGTGCGCGTAGCCGACCGCAACCGGGCCGCGAGCGCGACGACGGTCGAGACGTTGCAGAAGCTCGCGACCGGCAATCTCAGCAGCGCGGCCGAGCTGCTGACCGGCGCCAAAAGCGCGATGTCGGTCGCGGGCGATCTGTTCCCGCAAGTCGGGAGTGTGATGCGCAGCTTCAACGCAACGCAGGCCTCGGTCGGCTCGATCCTGAAGATGGCGGACAGTTCGAGCTTCCCGCTCGTTCGCTCTGCCGCCGACAGCGTCAAATCGGCGCTTGGCGGGGCGGTAAATCAGTTCTCGAGCTTGGTCGGCATCAAGGACTCGGCGGTGGCCGACGCGGTCAAGGCGACGGGCCTGAGTTCCCTGCTACCAGGGCTCGCGGACGGGGCGACGTCGAGCACGCCGCATTTGATGACGATGGCGGCCGACGACGGTAGCGCGTTCCATTTCAACCTGTCGACGGCGGCGTTCGAGAAGCTGCGGCGAGCGACGCGATACCGGGTGGCCACGCAGGAGCGCTTGAACCGTCAAGAGGCGCTGCAGCCGGTCAGCGAGGGCGGCGAGACGATCACCCTGTCGGGCGTCGTGTTCCCTGCTCTCGGCGCCGGCACGACACAGATCAGCAAGCTGCGCGCGATCGGCAGCCGCATGAAGCCGGTGCGCCTGACGACGGGCAGCGGCGACGTGCTCGGCCGCTGGCTGCTGCAAACGATCGAGGAGGAGCAGGACGCCATGCTGGCCGATGGTCTGCCCCGCAAGCAATCCTTCACTGTGGAGTTTGGCCGCTATGGCGAAGATTTTAAGAACGTCTGAGGGAGACGTGCTCGATACCTTGTGCTATCGGGTGTACGGGACGCTGCAGGGCACGGTGGAGGCGGTCTACGAGGCGAATCCGGGCCTCGCCGCGAGGCCGCAGCCTTTCGCCTCGGGCGTCGAGATCGTGATGCCGGATATCGAGGCGCCGCGCGACGAAACCGTGTCGCTCTGGACATAGCGAGGCACGATGGAAGCGATCTTTCAGATCATCGCGAACGGCGACGATGTCACGAAGGTGATTCAGGACCGGGTGATGGAGATCCGGACCGTCGACAAGCCTGGCCTGGATGCGGACGAATGCACGATCACGCTGGACGATCGCGACGGCCGGATCCGATTCCCGCCCAAGGGCGCGACCGTCAAGGTGTCGCTCGGGTGGGAGGGGCAGGGGCTGTCGATGCTGGGCGAGTATGCCGTCGACGAGGTCGGGCTGCGTGGGCCGCCGGCGAGCGTGGTGTTTCGCGGCAAGCCGGCGAACATGCGGGCGACGTCGAAGACGCAGCGGTACGGGAGCTGGTCGAACGTGCGGCTGGCCGACATCGTCGGCGACGTCGCGCGCCGCAATAAGTGGTCGGCCGCGTGCGACGTCGACGTGGTGGTGCCCCGCGTCGACCAGTTCGGCGAAAGCGATCTGCATTTCGTGACGCGGCTCTCCCGGCAGTATGGGGCGACGGCGACGGTCAAGGCCGGCAAGCTGATCGTGCTGCCCCGAGGTGGTGGCAGGAGCGCGAGCGGCAAGCCGTTGCCGGTGGTGACCCTGACGCCCGAGCTGCTGCTCGACTATGACATCAATTTCCCTGACCGTGCGAGCTTCGCGGCGGTGCGCACCCAGGTCCACGATCGCAAGACGGGAAAGAAAATCGACCTGACGATTCCCAATCCGGATGCGCCACAAGGGGCGTCCGCGGTTCATACCGAGCGCCACGCGTTCGCCAGCCCGCAGGCCGCGAAGGCGGCGGCCACGTCGCGGCTCGAAACGCTCAACCGGCACACGTCGACGAGCCGCCTGACGATGCGCGGCCGGGCGGATCTGTCCGCCGAAAAGACGATCGCGCTGAAGGGGTTCAAGGAAGGGGTGGACGGGGAGTTTCTGATCGAGGCGGTCGAGCACACATTCGCCTCGCGCGGCTGGATCACGGTGGTGACATTGAATGGAGGGAACAAGGGCAAGGCGAAGGTCGGGCACAAAAAGAAGTCGGGCAAGAAAATCGATCTGGTGGTGCCGGCGCCGAAATAACGCGCCGCACAAGAACGATGCAGGCCGCTCACGGGCAACCGGAGCGGCCTTTCTTTTTAATGGGGGTGGGATGGGTGACGAGAAGCAGGAGGGGCTGGCGGTACAGATCGCCACGCTCACGCAGCAGATGCGATCGGTCGCGGCGAGCGTCGAGGACATCAAGCGCTCGGTGCAGCCGTTCGCGGATCTCGATCGCGGGTTCGCCGAGATGCGCGTGCGCGCGGAATCGGTGCGCGAGGACGTCGGGCTGCTGTGGGCACGCTCGCAGGCCGAGGAGCGGGCGCGCCTCGATCAAGCCGGCGATATCGCCGAGGTGGATCGGAAGGTCGATGCCATGAGGAACCGGGCGACGGGCGCGGTGTGGGTGCTCGGCATCGGCCTCGGCGCGGTGCAAGCCTTCGTCGTCGGCTCGATCGTCTGGGTATTCACGCACGTCAACGAGGCGGACGTGCTCAATCGACTGCAACAGCAGCGTATCGAAACGCTGGAACTGGCCATTGGCCGAGGGGGAAAGCCATGAATGTCACGGCGAAGATCGACGCGCTGATCGGGCGCGAGGGTGGTTTCTCGAACGATCCGAACGATCGGGGGAACTGGTATCTGGGCAGGCTGGAAGGGACGATGTGGGGCGTGACGGCCGCCGAGGCGCGGGCGAACGGCTACCTCGGCGCCATGAAGGAGATGCCGCGCGCGACGGCCGTCGCGATCTACGCGTCGCGCTACTGGTCGCGTCCGAAGTTCGACCAGATCGACGCGATCTCGACGACGCTGGCCGAGAAGCTGTTCGATATCGGCGTGAACGCGGGGCCGGCCACCGGCGTGAAGTTCATGCAGCGGGCGCTCAACGTGCTGAACCAGGGCGGCAAGGCGTTCCCGGACATCGCGGCGGATGGCGGTATCGGCCCGATGACCCTCGCCGCGCTGAAGGCGTTCCTGCAGCAGCGGGGGGCGGACGGGCATCGCGTGCTGTACGGCATGATCGCCGCGCAGCAGTCGGTGTTCTACATCGAGCTGGCCGAGCGGCGCCCGGAGAACGAGGCGTTCGAGTATGGCTGGCAACTCAACCGTGCGCTGGGGGTGTAAGCATGCTCGACATTCTGAAAACGGTGGCGCCCTGGCTCGTCACGGCGTTGACGGGTGGCGTGCCCGGTGTCGCGGCAATGGCCGCCTCGGCGATCGCCGACCGGCTCGGCCTGGGCGACGGCTCGGTCGAAGCGGTGACGTCGGCGCTGTCCGGCCAGTCGGTGACGCCCGAGCAACTGCTCGCGCTGAAGCAGGCCGACGCGGACTTCGAGCTGAAGATGCGGCAGGCCGGCTTCGCGCATGCGGAAAATCTGGCCGGGATCCAGGTGCAGGCCGACAAGGTCTCGGCCGACGATCGCGCGAGCGCCCGGCAGTATGCGGCGTCCGAGCACGATCACACGGCTCGCAACCTGGCCTACATGTACACGGTGGCGCTCTTCGTGGTGATCGGGCTGGAGTTCTATCTGGCGATCGGCGAGATCCGGATGCCCGATGTCGTGAAGAGCACGCTCGACACGCTGCTCGGCGTGCTGATCACGATGGTGATCGGCTCGAAGGAGTATTTCTTCGGATCGTCGTCGCGGGCGGATAAGCAGACGGCGGAGATCACGCGTTTCGCGGTCTCGCCGGACATTACCGTGAGTGCAGGCGTGGCGCGAGGAGGGGAGACGGACAAGTCACTTTGATCGCGCGCAAGCGCTGAGGAAGAACAGGGCGGCCGGTTGACGTGCGCGAACACGTCGGCCGGCCGCCTTTCCACTGTGTAGGCCAGTGAATTAGCCAAGGCCCTGTTACCTACCGGTAGGCGGGCCGGATTCTACACCAAGTTTAAAAAAGGCTTTCACAATGGCGGAACCCATCATCCCGTGGCTCGGCGGCAAGCGTCGTCTGGCAGACATCCTGATTCCCCGTTTTCCTGCGCACGAGTGCTACGTCGAGGTGTTCGCGGGCGGGGCGGCGTTGTACTTCCTTCGGCCGCCGGCCAAGGTCGAGGTGATCAACGACATCAATGGGGAACTGATCAACCTCTATCGGGTGGTGCAGCACCATCTGGAGGAGTTTGTAAGGCAATTTAAGTGGGCGCTGACGAGCCGTCAGGTGTTCGAATGGCTCAAGCAGACGGTCCCGGAAAGTCTCACCGATATCCAGCGTGCGGCGAGGTTCTACTACCTGCAGAAAAGTTGCTTTGGCGGCAAGCTGGAGGGGCAGACGTTTGGCACGAGGACGGCCGCCCCGCCGAGCTTGAACCTGATCCGTCTGGAAGAGGATCTGTCAGCGGCGCATCTGCGGCTTTCCGGTGCGTATATCGAGCGCCTGGATTGGGCCGAGTGCATCGATCGATACGATCGCCCGCATACGCTGTTCTACTTGGATCCGCCGTATCTCGACACGGCCGGGTATGGCGTAGCGTTTCCGTTCGAGCAATACGAGAAGCTGGCCGAGCGCCTACGGACGCTCAAGGGCCGCGCAATCGTAAGTCTGAATGATCATCCGGAGATCCGACGAGTGTTCGACGGATTCCATATCGAGACGGTGCCGATCCAGTACACGGTTGGCCTGGAGGCCGCGAGCCGCCATGAGGTGATCATTTCGAGCTGGGACGTTGGCGCTGAGCCGGCGGGATTGTTCTAAGAGGCCATTCAAAATCTTTGAACGGCGGCTTACGTGCTCGACAAGAAAAGACTGTGTCTCGCCAAAGATTGAATAGAGCCATCCTTTCGGGTTGTAATGGATCTAAAATTTTGATTGGGTAAGGCGTATTTATATCCGTGCTATCCACCCTCGATGATTTCTGAAGGCTGTTCGTAATTTATTTGTGGTTTATGTTGATGGATGGATCGGGAATTTCAATTCGGAATTTGATTAAATGAATGGATTTAAATAGATCGGATTAAATTATTTTCTTTACATGCTTGCTATGCTCGTGTAGCATTTGTATTATCTTACCTGCGCGTTTATCTTTCGCCAAAAGATTGGCGGAAGACTATTCTGGGGTTGTGGGTAAGGTTTTGCTGCATTTATACGAGAAATATTTTTAAATTTCGAGAGATTTAATAAAATGAAATTGACCAAAATTCTTGCTTCGGCCGTCATGGGTGTTGCGTCCGCTTCTGCTATGGCAGGGTGGGTGCCTTATGAAACTATTACTCTCGATGGATATGCCAATACTGTTCCCGGCGGGGTTCCATATAACGAGGTAACGATCCCTTCAGGTGTTTATCGTTTTAGAATTGATCCGACATCGGTTGGAGTAGATTACGCGACGAATCAGTCGGGGAACACGCAATCGAAATCTGCGGGACTGATGGTGTACGATCGGACCACCACTACAGACAAAACTGCGGCAGTGACTTATTACGGTTTGAATTACGACGGAATTCATGAGTCAGGCATCATTCATGCCTTCCCTCAAACAGGTGGGTTTGATCTGTATTTGCAAGATTGGCAGCGTGTGGATAATACTGGAAGTGTTAAGGTTATTATCGAAAAGTGGCAATAATTGATAATTAAAACACCGCCCTCGTATTGCGAGGGCGGTGTTTTAAGTTTGGGCTGAGAATAAATTTGGCGTGATTTTGTTTGGAGGTGTTTATGTCTGATAATCGCAGTGGTGCTCATAGTTGCATTATTTGTCAATCAGCGACGCATTTTTTTTTCTCGAAAGACTACCCGACTTACCCTGGGAGTCCATTTGCTGAAACGCTGACTGTCGATTTTTGGAAGTGTGGTGCATGTGGATTTGTGATTTCAAAGACGCATCAAGAAATGACGGAGTCTCAATGGTCGCAACTCAATTCGAGTTGGCATCATGCTTTCGAAAATAACATTGAAGCGCGCGTGACCAATCAACCCCCGTATGCTGACCAAGCGCTTGCTTTAACACTGCTTGGGAAAAATGATATTATCAAGATTGATGATGCTCTTGATTATGCGGCTGGTTATGGAACATTTTCTAAGTGTCTAAAGAAATATTTTGGCACTGAAATTTCAATATTTGATCGCTATGTGCATGACAGTGCGCCGGATTTATCCTATGTCGGTGAGTCTGAATTAAGGCAGTACCAATTGGTGGTGAACAGTGCGATGTTCGAGCATGTGCTAGATCGTGCTGGGTTAGACGCAGTTGATGAATTGGTCGCAAGTGATGGCGTATTGATGTTGCATACGGTTGTATGTGAACGCATCCCGCAAGATCCTAATTGGTTTTACATCAATACGATGGTGCATACTGCACTTCACACCAATAAGAGTATGTCCATTTTGATGGAGCAGTGGGGGTATGCTGCATCCATTTACTCGCCTCAAGCAAAATGCTGGTATCTCTTTAAAAACGGCTACCCACATCTAGATTCGCTCGAGGCCAAGATTTCCGGGATTAATCGCGAATTGCAAACTACATATTTTCATTATAAAAAAGGATTTGTTGATTATTGGAAGGGATTTTGATTGAAGTCAAACAAAGCGCTAATTGTGCGAGAGTCATAATGTCGTGCGCTGGTAAAAGCTAATGGAGCGCTTCCCGATTGAGCCGGCCAACCTAGCGCTCGTGTGTGCTGGCAAGCACCGTCTCTGGCAATTGGCAGCAGGCGTGCGAGACGTGGAGCGGTGGACTGCGGTTACGTCTGAACACGGTCCGCCGTAGTGTTTCGGCATTGGAGCGCCACGGCACAGTGCTCTATGTGATCAAAATTGGGAGTATGTGTAGATCGCTGGTCGGTCAACGGGAGGAGTGATTAGCTTTGGCTCGTAGCATGAACTACGGTGGCTAGCTCTTACCCCTGGCACTCAGGAGCGTCATTCGTTTCGTGGCGGCGATGAGTGACCCCATTACGGACTACTCCTTTCTGATCTACCCAGCCCTTGACGCTCCGAGGGAATTGCAGCGACGGCATTGGTCGCTCCTTACGTAGCTGCAGGAAAGCCCGCAAGGAGCGGGCTTTTGAGGTGCTACAAATTTGCTACAGTAAGGGGCATAAGCCTTGCTGGGGAAGCCTTTCGCTTATCATTCTCTCCCCTGAACTACTTGGCTGACGGCCGAATGCTGTTCTTTCCCAGTGAGCGGCCCTCCCCCCTTCGGTAGTGGTTGAGCTACCGCAACAACGCGTGGCACTAACATCGCAGAGAAGGGACATCGCCAATTTCGATCATACAGCGGGGCAGCGTAAAGTTGACGAGTTGGTCATTGTCTCACGAGTCGTAGTCGTTGCTCCCACGTTCTATAGGAACCATTTGAACCAAATCGCAGGATTGGCTTGAAAGTTCTGTCCGAGTGGCACCTGGCCGCGCAGCGTGCTTCACGCGGTGTCGCCGATTCAGCCTAGCATGCGGCTCAGCGTTGGGACAGAGCGGTATGGTCACTGCGCCGCGCAATATTGACGGGTGCTTTTTATTTTATAATTGTCTATGTTATAGGGTTTTGTGTATATTAATGCGGATCTTGTAGGATTTCATTGAGTCGCTAAAAGCAAAAAAATTGATCGAGAACGAAAAATGGCGAAATCGGAAGATGGGACAAATCGTTTCTTTAGTAGGGAGCGATTAATTGGGGCTGGTTGGGCGATCGTAGTAGCCGTAATAATTGCGCTGGTGACAAACTATTTTTCTGCCCGTCCCGCAATTACCGCTATTTGCTCGCGAACGTCGGTTAACAGTCCTGCCTATTCTGACGAATATGTCAATAAGTTGAAAGAAAAGATCGATGGGTTGAACAAAAAAGCAACCGCGGCAGATAAGTTGATGCGGGCCTTGGTGGTTGCGGGTGGAGGCAAGGATCGTGGTGATCAAATAATCAAAGGGATAATTGATGCAAGAAATGATTATGCAGAAATTTCTGTTTCTATTTTGAATGATTTTGTGTCTACTGACGGTTCTGGTAGTAAAATTTCTGGCGAAATTTCCTGCGTCGTTACTAATTCTGGTGACACGAAAGCGAGCAAGATCGACATAAGCTTGCCGTCGCAGCCTGTTGGCTTGTACGTCGGGGGCAAGTCTATTGCCTTTGACGCTCAAAAGCCAGTCTATGAGATCGATTCATTAAACCCGCAAGATGGCGTGACAGTGGTTGCGCAATACGGACCATATTTCTCCCCTGAGTACGCGTCGCCGCCCACCGTTACTTTTGCGGAAGGGACGGCGGTGACTTTTATGAAAGCGTCATTTATCGGATTCCCGGCCTCTGTTGCGTCGTTTTTGAGTACATTTAGAGGTACTCCTGTATTAGTCTCGATGGCAATTTTCTTTTTAATTTTCGTGTTGCCTGTTTTTTTGATGATGTACTTAACAAAATTAGGTGAGTCTATTAATAAAAATAAAGAAAATTACCCTCAGGGCGGAAAGGTCGAGGTTAGGCCGAAAAATAAAATTGCTCGGCTTGGGTCGGTGAATTTCGTGGTTAGGGCTGGTCGGCGTAAAAAGAGATTTTGAATTAATTGGATTTTTTATCAAGTGGATTTGATAAAAATTTGGATGATCATTGATTTTGGGGCGTGCCGACCGTTTTCGAGAAATGCGTCCGACCGCTTCGGGGCGGCAGCAGCTTGTCGCTGAAAGGTCGGGCGTGGGTCTTGGCGTAGGTTTTCTCGCCGGACCTTTTAAAATAAAGCGCAGGTGCTGCTGCATCACCGGGGTGACGCTTGCAGGCGTTGATGTAGGGAGCGCGTCCATATGACCGGGAAAAGTTGCTTTGGCCGTCCGAGTTTGCCAGCGGCTCGCATGCATGCGGTCGTTCGAAGTTGGCCATCCGGCCAGTATGTCGGCGGTGATGGCGAGCGGCAGCTACCGACCATAATGTGTCATTCGACAGTCTGACGTCAGTGGCAGCTTTCATGGCGTGACCGCACGTTCCGAACGGCGTCAGCGCAGCCAACGAAGTACATTTCAAGGTTCGCTTAAAAACACTTTCACCGACTAGCCGCCATACGATATTTCTTGCCTTCCTATCTGTCGTTACCTATCGTTAAGAATCAAATGGTGATTAACATGACAGAACATGAAGGGTGGCTCTCTCTTGAGGAAACCGCGGCCTACTTGGGAATGGGTAGGACCGCGCTGTATGCGATGGCGCGCGAGGGCCGCGTCCCAGCGCGGAAGATCGGCAAAAAATGGATCTTCGAAAAAATCGGGCTCGATCAGTGGCTGCGCGCAGCTCGGCCCCTACAGTCTTTCTTCCTTGACGCTGATTTCACAATCGACGGAAACGATCACCTCCGCGACCCGCAGCGGGATGGCTACTTGCGCACTTATGAGTTCTTCCGGGCTGGAAAGAATAAAGCAATCCTCCAAATTCCAGTCGGATGTGGCAAGACTGGCCTAGCGTCTCTTCTGCCGTTTGGACTCTCCGCAGGCCGAGTCATTGTTATTGCGCCCAATCTGACCATCAAGGACGGCCTTTACGAAGCGATGGACATCACCAACCGCCAGAAATGCTTTTGGCGGAAAGCGGGCGTGCTGAGCGCCGACCAGATGTTGTCTGGACCGTTGGCTTGCACGCTTGATAGCGGCAACATTTCTATCGCGACAAAGTCTCACATCGTCATCACGAATGTCCATCAGCTCGCTACTAATGTCGATAAGTGGTTGACTCAATTTCCAGATGACTTTTTCGACATGATCATCGTGGACGAGGCGCACCATAGCGCGGCGGCTAGTTGGCAAAAAGTCATTGAGCGTTTCCCAAACGCGAAGATCATCCTGCTTACGGCGACCCCATTTAGAAGCGATCGCCAAGAACTCGATGGCGAGTTGGTATTTCGGTATCCGTTTCGAAACGCTACTTTAAAAGGTTACATCAAACGCCTAAAGGCAAGCTATGTCGCTCCCTCGACCATTGAGCTTGGATTTTCGGATGCGGGCGGCCGAACATACACCCTAGAAGAAGTGCTGAAGCTCAAGGAAGAGGAATGGTTTAGCCGCGGCGTGGCACTCGCTAGACTTTGCAACAAACACATCGTTGATAGCAGCCTGCAGAAACTTGAGGAGCTTCGGCAAGGTGGAACGCAACACCAACTCATCGCAGTCGCATGCTCCATCAACCATGCGCGAGAAATACGTTCGCTATATCAAGAGCGCGGCTTCAACGCCGACGTTATCCATAGCAAGCAGACGGAGGATGAGCAGGCCGCCATTCTTGCGGCCCTACGCAACGGGTCGCTCGATTGCATCATCCAGGTGCAGATGCTTGGCGAAGGATTCGATCATCCCAAGTTGAGCGTCGCAGCGATTTTCCGCCCGTTCCGATCGTTGGCTCCATACATCCAATTTGTCGGGCGCATCATGAGGGTCGTTGTGCAGAACGATCCGAGTCATCCCGACAATGTCGGCCATATAGTCACCCATCTGGGGATGAATCTGGACGAACGTTTGAAGGAATTCAAGCAGTTCGAGAACGATGACCAAGCCTTTTGGGACAAGGTCATTGGGGGCGACGAACCAGAAGTGCCCCAAGGGGTGCTCGACGGTACCGCACGCCTCCGTGCCGGCGATCAGGTCGTGGTCCACGGAGAAATTGTCGATTCTTTGTGGGAGGAAGACTTCACATCAGTCGAGGACACGCAGATCGTGGCCGACCTCCGTGAACGTTTGAAGCTTCTCGGCCTCGACGACAGCAAAGCTGAGGAAATGGTTCGGCTCGCACAGCAGTCACCCTTACGCAAAAATTCACCCACCGAGCCTTTCATGGTCCAGCCGCAGCGGGAATGGGAAGAGGCGAGGAAACGGATGCAGGAGCAAGCCAAGCGCCTCGCGAACGTATTACTGAACCACCTTGGACTCAAGCAGACCGGCAACGAAATGGTCTACAAGTACAAATCCCTGAAGCTTACTGGGCGGAACAACTACATCTGCGCGCTGATGATGGTGAACAAAGAAATGGAGAAGCGCTTAGGCAAAGAGAGGCAACAGGCCACAACGGAAGAATTTCGGTCCGTTCTTGATAATCTGGACGATCTGCTGCAAGTGCTTGTAAGGCGTGTTCGCAAATCAAAGGCGGAGTATGACAAAAACAACTCCTAA